CGGTCAGCTCGCCGATGCTGGCGCGGCCTGTTCACTGGACGCGCGTCATCCACGTCGCGGAAGGTCTGCTCGGCGACGAGATCTACGGCACGCCCGCCCTGGAAGCTGTCTGGAACCTCATCGACGACCTCGACAAGGTCATCGGCGGCGGCGCTGAGGCGTTCTGGCTCAGGGCAAACGCAGGGCTGCACGTCGACGTCGACAAGGAAATGGGCATGCCGACCAAGATTCCAGGCATCGGCGGCGTGCCCGGCGTCAGCAAGAACGAGCGCGACGTGCTGCGCGAACAGGCTGAGAACCTTCAGCATCAGTTACAGCGCGTGATGGTCACGCGCGGAGTGACGATGACGCAGCTGTCCAGCGCAGTTGCCAACTTGAAGGATCCGGCCGACGCCATCATCACGCAGATCGCTGGAACGAAGGCCATTCCGAAACGCATCCTGATCGGCAGCGAAATGGGGCAGCTTGCCTCAGGGCAGGACAAAGATAACTGGAACACGCAGGTGCAGGATCGCCGTACGAGCTGGGCGTTCCCAGGACTCGTCAAGCCCTTCATCGACCGCCTGATCGAATTCAACTACCTGCCGAAGCCCAAGCAGTATGACGTCGAGTGGCCCATCATCGAAGACCTGACCGAAGACGAAAAGGTCAAGCTTGCCCTCGACATGGCCAACGTCAACAAGACTCAGGAAGCAGTCGTCTTCACTGAGAACGAGATACGCGAGAAGGCCCTCAAGCATGACCCGTTGACCGCAGACGAAGAGCGCGACGACTTGTCAGAGCAGGGCAAGGCGGACGTCGTCCTCAAGCTGGCGCAGACCAACAAGGCGATGGGCATCACCGTCTTTACTGACGACGAGATTAGGCAGATCGGCTATCAGATGAAGCCGCTCGATCCGTCTCAGAAGGTGCCGATCGGTGCGCCAGAGAAGATCAGCGTCACTGCGCCGCCGAAGCTGGGCGCAGACGAAGAACCAGAAGCGCAGGAAGGACAGACGCCTGGCACCGTCAAGCCTGCGCCAACTGCGCCAGGGCAGCCTGAGCTGAGCGGCGCTGCCCCTGGCCAAGGTGAGCAGCCCTTGGCCGCAACGTTGAAGGAGCTGGAGGCAGCTGTTTACGTTGGCGACCTGACGTCGATTGCCCGCCTGTTGAAGTTCCCGCGCAAGGTAGCAGGGCGCTTCCGGAGGTCGGCATGAACGTCAGGCAAAAGACCGCCGCGCTCATTGCTGCAGCCATTCGCGTGGCTGCCCTTCGCGACGATCGTCCTGTGCATCGCGCAGCTGACGAGAACCGGCACGACCTCATGCTGGCCGTCAGCTACGGCCTGCTGCAGGGGCGCAAGGCCTTGAAGAAGAACCTCCGCGACGCAGACGGCGCCGCCAAGGCAGTTAGGGATGCTTTGCTGTTGGCGCTGCCTGCGCCGCTGGCGGCTGCCCATGCGGCAGGAGCCAACGCGTCGTTGAGCGAGCTGAAGCAGATGCGCAGGGCGCAAGGCTTCCGCGCGCTGCTGCCGCCCGGCACGAAGAAGGAGCAGCCGCCATTCTCCATGAAGTTCGACGCGACCGATCCGAAGTCTGTCGAATACGCCAAGGAGCATGCCGGCGAACTGGCCACGCAAATTTCAGACACGACGCGCGACGCGATCAAGGATGCCATCGCTGAGGCCTTGGCAGGCGGCAGCTTGGACGACGCATCAGACGACATCTTGGACGCAGTCGGCGACGAAGACCGCGCCGACATGATCGCGCGCACCGAAGCGATGGACGCCGCGAACGAAGGACAGCAGGCCGGCTGGGAGGAGGCCGTCGAGCTGGGCTACCTGCCTGAGGATGCGCAGGTCGTGTGGATCGCCACTTCAGGAGCCTGCGACGACTGCGCTGACATGGACGGCGAGACGCGCGACGTCAACGGCGACTACGACGACGCAGATTACGCAGACGGTCCGCCTGCACACCCGAACTGCAGGTGCACGGAGGGCATCGCATCATGAACGAAAACAAACAGTCAAGCTTCGTACTCTACCTCATCTTTGCCCTGATCTTGGCGCTGCCGATGCTCGTCGCAGTAGGCCAGCCGATGTTCGTAACGGCCGTGCATGCCAGCATGGCAGGTCCTGGCGACCCCTGTGCTGATGCCAGCACGGCCAAGCTCAGCGCCGCGATCACAGCTGGAGGCAAGATCGTCGCAGGCACAGCCGGCAAAGCTACCTACGTCTGCGCCATCTATGCGACGTTGGCTGGTACGACGCCGACGCTGCAGGTCCAGGACGGCACGGGAACGAACTGTGGTTCGAACACAGTGAATCGAACAGGGGCATTCGCGCCGTCGCCGAACGGCACAGAATTCTTCCTCGGCGATGGGTCGACGGTGCTCGTCGCGACGACAGGCGCAGACCTGTGCGCTACGCTCACAGGTTCAGGCGCAGGCATTACAGGCTTGATCGATTACGTACAGCAATGACGCCACAGAAGGATTACCGGCGACAGATGGCGATGGCAAGGTTGGCCAGCAAGCGTACAGGAGCGTCGTTCAAGATCCTGCTGCCGCCCAATGCCAGCACGGGCCCGAATGCCAAGGGACGCAATGCGCATCGTAAGCTGACCTGGAAGGCCGTGCGCGAGATGCGGCGTTGGGCAGCCTGCGAAGGCTACGCCCTCCGGCCTGCTGAACAGCAGCAGGAGCTGGCGCGTCGTTACGGCGTTCACGATTCGACGGTAAATGACGTGCTGACGAACCACACATGGTGCGACCTCAATTATGAGCCTGGGATGCCAGACGAATCGTTCTGGCGCGGGCGATCTGACACGTATGCCGTGCTGCAGTTGCTGGCACGGCGCAACAAAGGAGCAGCAGCATGACGGCAAGAGTGACGAAAGGCATTGCGCTTCCAGAAGGCACCGAGCCTGTCAAAGACCGGTATGCGCAGTTCGTGCTCGCCAAGGACTTTTTCGCCAGCTACTTCCGCGATTCGCATGACCTGTGGACGTGCGTAACGCCGAACGGCAGGCTCATCAGTTTGGCAGGGCATCCTGTGACCGAGCATCGTGACGGGACGATCACAGTCAACGGACCCATCGTCGCGCCAGTCATCGCGCCGCGTGGGTTCGACGACTCTGAACGCAAACGCATCGTTCAGACGTCGTCGGAAGCGCACGTCAAGATGTGGGAGCAGGGCGCGCCGGGATGGGCCGGCTACCTTGAGGACGGCAACTTCATCGAAGGGCTGAGGCCGGTCAACTAGTCATGCCGTACAAGGTCGTCAAGCGCGGATCGAAGTTCCTCGTCCAGAAGCAGGACGGCAGCAAGACCTTCGGTACGCACGATTCGGCAGCTGATGCCAAGAAGCAGCTGGCGGCGTTGTACGCCAACGAACCTGAGGCAAGGGGCGCGTCGAATCCTGAGGGCATCAACCAGTATACGGGCGGCGGCACGCTGTCTGATAAGCCGCCTAAGAACGACGCAGAATACAAAGCAATGCCGGCAGGAACAATCGTTGCCTCTTCAAAACTTGGAATTGTTTCCGTACGAAGCGATGGACGATACATGTCCTATCGAAAGAGCGGAGAAGCTGTTGGAACGAAAGCTACATTGAGAGAAGCAAAAGAGCTTCTTCGTCAGCCTAAAAATCCAGAGGCATTTCGATCTGGCTATCTTTCGCCTGACGTTTCTTGGCGTCATCTTGCGCAAGAGGATGAAGCACTTCGGGCGCTTCACCTGTTGGATGCGACGGGGCCCCCTCGAGCCGAGACGCTGGACGGACGCGAATTCTTAGTCGTGCCGACGGTGATGCTGATCGGAGACAACCTCATTCATGCAGTGAACGCGCCGGGACCAGAATTCGTGCCTGCAAAGACGTTGTCGGCGCGCGGGTGGAACGGACGTCCTTTGGTGCTCGGGCATCCTGTGGTCGACGGCGTCCAGGTGTCTGCGAACGATCCGCGCATCATCGAAAAGCAGGGCTTTGGCTTCCTTGCTGCAACAAGAGTGAACGGCAAACGCCTGGGCACGGACGCCTGGGTTGACGTCGAGAAGCTTGGTCGTTTGCACCCCCAGATGCTGACGGACCTGAAGGCAGGCAAAGCGGTCGAACAGTCTGTCGGCACCTTCGTGCAGACCAGAAAGGTTAACGGTCGGGTCGAATGGGCGACCATGGATCCGGATCACCTTGCCTTCCTGCCTGACACCTTGGGCGCTTGTTCGATCGAGATGGGCTGCGGCGCCAACCGCATGGCGATGCGCATAGCTGAAAGGTCTGACGTCATGAAGCTTGAAACGTTGGCGAATCCAGAAGGCATCAACCAGTATACGGGTGGCGGCGGGACTAGACCACAAAAGGGCGACAAGATTTTTGGACAGCCGAAGGCAGGGACGCGCGTATCGTTACACGATCCCGGCAGCAAAGATCACGGCTTGTTGGGCACTACGACAGGAAAGATCGACAAAGACGGCCTCATCCATGTGAAGTTTGACAAAGGCGTGAACGATAACGGCAAGGGAGGTTTGACGCCTTATGCGCAGATGGAACGTGGAAGCTTACGGCATGCTGAAGGGTCGATCATCGATCCTGAGACGCTCCGCCTCCTCCGCGACATTCCGCAGTCGGAGCGGGACAAGATGGACGCGTCAGACTTTGCTGGGCCTGACCAGTCGTTCCCCATCAAGACGCAGGCGGACGTCGACGCAGCGAAGAGGCTCATCGGCCATGCGAAGGACCCTGACG